AAATTGTAATCGTTATAATTTCGTTATAATCGAACATCTGTTCGGTATTTACCATCTGAACAGTGTAAAGATTATTAGTTGAAGGTTCAACTATCTAGGGTCATCGTGCTGGCGGTCTAATCGGCGAAGGTGCCTATGGTTGCGTATGGGTTGCGAAAGGTCGGGTGTGGGTCGGCTGTATGGACAGTCCCCCGCCCACCATCAACCAGCGACCGAACCACCACCGAACCACCACCGAACCGCTAGAGATGTCCACGATACGAGATGATATGTCCACGAAACGAGACGGCTTCGCGCCCGTCGCGCCGTTCCGAATCCCTACGCGTATGCCGTGACGCCCGTCACGCGAACATCTGTTCGATAACCCTAAACCTCACGTTCAACCCCAGGGTTTTTAACTTTGGGGTGTATATACTAATACTATCAACCACAATATTTTTTATAAATATAGGAGGCAGCCGTCTCAAAACGGCGTTAAATTGTCTCAATATATGAGACTATACAAAATATTTTACGCATGAATATAGGCTCTGACCTGCACTTATACCTAATGTGACTAACATCACACACCTTAGGGCGGGATAAAGCCTAAATCCACCACCTTAGTATAAGTAAGGGGTTAAAAAACAACCGCTCCGTAGTTCGGCTCTAGACAGCCGAGCCTCACAGCGAGGATGTCGCAAGAGCCGAACTGTTCGGCAGGTCGCTCCGAAGGGCTTAAGGCCCTCTTCGCTTCCCAGTGGGTAGACGTTAGGCGTGCCTAACGGCACCCCCGAAAACAACCACAGCATTACCCACAGGGAATGCTTCGCAGTGGGATAGTTCTAATCTCACCACCACAGGGAGATTAACCAATGGCAATCAAAGACAAGTCGAAGTACCGCCTTGTTGAAGGCGCTAGCCTTTCCGCGCCTGATGCAAAAAAGCGCCTCATTAATCTTATTAATGACGGCGTGACTGTGGAAGATGCTTGCCGCGCCGTTGGCAAATCTGTTAAATCTTATGAGTACTACCGATCTTCCGACCCTCAGTTCAAAGAGGCGATTGATCTGGCGCGAATTATCAAGCGCCGAAAAGGGACTATCTCCGATGACGATGCCAATATCTCGTTTGTGGATTTCCGTACTAAGTATCTAGGAAGCATGACCTTTCCTCACCAGCGCAATATCACTTCGTTGCTGGAGGACGGGGAACCCGCCTGGCTGCATGGAAACATGACCTACGAACCAGGTTTCAAAAATTACATCATGTGCAACATGCCACCTGAGCATGCTAAGTCCATGACAGTTTCAATTGACTACGTCACCTATCGGATTGTTACTAATCCAAATATACGTATCAAAATTGTCTCCAAGACGCAAGGCATGGCCAAGGAATTCCTATATGCCATTAAGCAGCGTCTAACCGCTCCTCAGTGGGCTGAAATGCAACGCCGCTATGCTCCAGTTGAAGGCTATAAAGCAACGTCTGAGAAGTGGACGCAAGACGCAATTTACCTAGAACGCGAGTCGGGTGAAAAAGATCCAACGGTTCAGGCTCTTGGTATCGGCGGCCAAATCTATGGCGCCCGATGCGACCTTATCATTCTTGATGACTGTGTTACTCTGGCCAACGCTGGTGAATATGAAAAGCAACTACGATGGATTCAGCAGGAAGTTTTGACACGCGTTGGTCCAACGGGTAAAATTTTAGTTGTAGGCACACGCGTAGATCCTATGGATTTGTACCGCGAGATGCGTAACCCAGAACGTTACCCAGATAACAAGTCGCCTTGGACTTACCTAGCAATGCCAGCGGTTCTTGAATTTGCCGATGACCCAGAAGACTGGGTAACATTATGGCCTAAATCAGACCGTCCTTGGGATGCTGACGATACACCGCCAGATGCGGATGGTTTGTATCCACGTTGGTCTGGCCCGCATCTTCGCCGCCGTCGCGGCTTGATTGACCCAAAAACTTGGGCAATGGTTTACCAACAGCAAGATGTTGAGTCAACCGCCATCTTCGCACCAGACTGCGTGCGAGGTTCTGTATCGGGCATGCGCTCTATTGGGCCTATCATTCCTGGTGCGCCAGGTCATCCAGCCACCATAGACAGCCAGTACATCGTAGCCTCTATGGATCCAGCCATGTCGGGAGATACTTTCTCGGTCATTATGTCTGGAGACAGAACCACTGGTAAGCGTTACTTGCTAGAGGCATCTAGGATGCCCGCGCCTACACCACAAATGATTCGTGACTTAATCTTCCACTGGACTGAAAAGTATCAGCCAAAGGTTTGGGTAATTGAAAAGAACGCGTTTCAATTGTTCCTCACCCAAGATGAAAAAATCAACCAGTTTTTAGCAACACGCGGCATCCGCCTTGTCCAGCACTACACAGGGTCAAATAAAATGGATGCTGAATTCGGAGTAGCCTCAATGGCACCACTATTCGGCTCGACTGACAACCAAGGCAAACATCAAAAGAATAACCTACTGGAATTGCCACGAGCCGATAACGAACATATCAAGGCTCTTATCGAGCAGTTGATTACCTGGTCAGCGGGTACAAAGAACAAGCAAGATGGGCCTATGGCCCTGTGGTTTGCAGAAACCCAGATGCGTGACTACATCAATCAAGCAGGAGTATACGGCGGAACATTCGTCAAAAATCCATTTGCTACTCGAAACCAGTTGGCTAACCGCAAAGTCATCAACCTGGAAGAATGGCAACAAATGCAAGAGAAACTTGCATCTAACGGAGGATACATAAGTGGCAATAGATATTAACGAGTTGGGCGTAAAAGTCCGCAAGTTACGGGATAGATACCACACCCGTGATTCTCGTTGGGCTGACCTTATGGCAATCCGCCAAGGAGATATCCAGCAAGTATTTCCTGGCATGTTCTCTGAGGAATATCCAAAGCCTATGGTGGCTAACTTCATTGACGTTGCGGCACGCGACGTAGCAGAAGTTATTGCTCCGCTTCCAGCATTTAACTGCGACACAACTGACTCAATCTCAGATGCAGCACGCAAGCGTGCAGACAAGCGCACAATGATTGTTGCTGGCTACCGCGATTCTTGCAACCTCCAGACAATGATGTACTCAGGCGCAGACCGTTATTTAACTTTTGGAATGCTCGCATTCATCATTGAGCCAGATTATGAGAACAACCGCCCAATTATCCGCATTGATAATCCGATTAACTCATACCCAGAGTTTGACCGTTTTGGTAAGTTGATTTCCTATACCAAGCGTTATCAGAAATCAGTTCGTGAATTGTGTAACGACTTTCCTGAATTGCAATCACAGATCTTGACAAAGTATGAGAACCGCAACTCAGAGCGTATGCTTGAAGTATTTCGCTATCAAGATAAAAAAGAATTAGTTTTGTTTGTACCAGAGCGCGCCAACCTTGTCCTAGAGCGTGCCGCTAATCTGCTTGACGAGTTGCCAATTGCATTGGCTATCCGCCCAGGCGTTGACTCGGACGAGAACCAACGTGGGCAGTTTGACGACATCATGTGGGTGCAGGTTGCTCGCGCACGTATGGCTACTTTTCAGTTGGAAGCAGCGCAGAAGTCTGTTCAGGCTCCGTTTGCTTTGCCATCAGATGTAAACGTAATTGAGATTGGCCCAGACGCAACCATCCGCTCTGCTAATCCAGAAAAGATTCGTCGTGTAGCCCTTGATATTCCAGCGGGAGTATTTCAAGAAACTGGTGCGCTTGACCAAGAACTACGTGTAGGCTCGCGTTACCCGCAGGGTCGCCTAGGCCAGCAATCAGGTTCTATCGTCACGGGACGTGGCGTAGAAGCCCTTATGGGTGGATTTGATACTCAAGTCAAGACAGCACAGGCTGTATTTGCCGAAACATTTCGCCATGTTATGAGCCTTTGTTTCAAGATGGACGAAAAACTATTTGGAGACGTAAGGAAGGAAGTACGCGGCGTAACCGCTGGCGCACCTTATGAAATTTCCTATGTGCCATTAAAAGACATCGCTGGTGATTATTGGGTAGATGTGTCTTACGGCATGATGGCTGGGCTTGATCCAAACCGTGCTTTAGTATTTGGATTGCAGGCCCGTGGAGATAAGTTAATCTCCCGTGACTTCTTGCGTCGTCAGATGCCTTGGGATATGAATGTTACCCAAGAAGAAGAAAAGGTTGAAGTCGAAGAACTGCGTGATTCACTCATGCAGGCAATGGCTTCTTATGCACAGGCACTGCCTGCTATGGCGGCGCAAGGGCAAGACCCAACAAAGATTTTGACTGCAATGGCCGCAGTAATTAAAGGCCGTCAAGCGGGAGATAGTATTGAAGATTTGGTCGTCGCAGCATTTGCTCCGCCACCAATATCCCCAGAGGAAGCAGCCGCAGGCGAACCACCAGCACCTGGTGTACCTGGTCAGGCACCCGCTGGGGCGCTTCCTCAACCACCGCAAGCACCCTCCGCACTACAGCAGTTAGCAGCGGGCCTATCGTCTTCTGGCCAGCCGAACCTTTCGGCAAATGTAACCAGAAGGCAGCCAGCGTAATTATCTGGCCGACAAACCTATAGGAGAAAAAATCATGGCAACACTTAAATCATCATTGACAACAAAGGTTCCTTCACCAAAGAATCAAGGTGGACATGGATCGTCTGAGGCTACAACTCAGAAGACTAAGATGCAGTCTGCGCCTTCTGCCGCAAAGCCAGGCCCATCTACAATCAAGTTTACTATCCAGCCTTCTGGCACACACGGTGCAGGAACAGTTGGAAAGCCACGTTCATAATTGAGTGAGGAACAGGGCAAGGCGCCTACAAGCCTAAGCAAATGGGATGTTTTTGCCCTGTTTTCTCAAACAGCATCAGAGTTTTTTGCAGTGCTAACACACATGTTAGACACCCAAGCAGGTTTCGTGGATGACAAGAAATCTTTCCACGAGTATGCAGCCCGAACCATCGAGACATTAAACAAAGGAGAATAGGTATGCCACAGGCAGAAAAGCCTTCGACAACACCATCACTCCCTGGCGCATTAAGCCGACGCACCGATGGCGGAGTAGCATCAAAGCAAGCACAACGGTATATCTCTGGTATGCCTAATTACGGCGATGGACAAGAGATGGCAAACTTACAGGCGCAAGCGCCTATGTCTGCTTCTGGTATCAGGGTCAAAAGATGACTCCATCACAAGTGGCACAGGCAGCATCTAATGGCCAGTCTCAAGGACAAGCACAGCAAATGCCTGTTACGCCGCTTACGGCGCCCACGCAACGTCCCAACGAACCTGTCACGGCAGGTTCTCCACTTGGGGCAGGCCCAGGACCAGAAGCCCTTGGCATTCACCCAAGTCAGGTAATGCAAAGCGGACAGTCTGCTAAAAGTTTAGTGCAAACCCTAGCCTCTCATCCAGATGCTTCGCCAGAATTGCAGCAACTTGCCTCCGCGTTAGGAAAATAAATCATGGATGGCCAAGTAAATATTCCAAATGTTAGCAGTGCTAACGATATGGTTCAAGGCAATTCAATGTTTGTAAAGCAAAATCCTGAACTTGCAGCCGCTGGTATCCAGTCTGGAAGCCAAGAAGTGTTTAATACCCTTGCTGCAACTTCGCATGTAACGGCAATTGCTAATGCGCTAGATGACCATATCGCAACTTACAATTCTGGTGCATGGTTACGCAACGCATTAAAAGATACACCAGATATTTCTAGTGCATTAATTAAGTCAGCAATGGAATCTATGGCAGATAAGGCGGGTCAATGAGTTTAGTTACTCCTTCAAATACTCCCCTTGCACCTTCTGCTACGGCAGATGCTACCGCACCAGTTGTTTCGGCAACTAAGCAAGGTGGTTTTTGGAATGACCTTAAGAATCTTCCTGGTGACATAGCAAATGGGCTAAGCAAAGTACCAGTTGTTGGTAAAGCAATCGGCACTGCCATGTCTTGGGCTGGAAAGCCCTTACAGGAAATTCAAAAAGACTACAAGTTTATTCACAGCCTTTATGCAGACCATGGTTTTGGTGCTGGGCTAGTGGGTACACTTGGTGTAGTTGCTGGTGGAGTTATCGGCTCATTAGGCGGACCAGAAGGTACAGTAATTGGTGCTGACCTAGCGGGAGCCGCAGTACGTAATATTTTAGGCCGTGTAGTCCCAGCCTATAAAACTTCTTTTGACAAGTCCAACGACCCTAATTATTTGGTTTCATTTGGCCGCGATTTAGCGCATGGCCTTTCTAATGTTCCTGGTNTTGGCACACTTGCCAATACCAATACTGGTGTGGGCCAAGTCGTATCTGGCATCGCTGATGCCTCATTTGATTTTGAAACAGANCCACTTGCAACTTTTGGAAAACTTAAAGGTGCGGTTAAACGCGGAGATTACAACGCGTTAGCGACAGAAACTGACGCCGCTACTGGTATTACTAAAATTAAATTAGACCCAGATACGGGTAAGCCAATTCCTCGCGCTGCATTGCCAAATGCTACATCTGGCCAAGCATTGCAAAATTTCTTTGCCGCAAATTCTTTAGTTGTGCATAGCGCAGANCAAGTAGATGCTGCTTTGGCCAATCCACTTGCCGCAAATGTTAATCGTGCCGTCAACGACATTGTTGACAAAGCCGTCAATTCTCCAAAGACTGCCGCTGCTGATATC